AATCTCTGTACGATTGCTGCTAACTTAATTAATGCGTCATCGTTCTTTACAGATATCTCAAGATATTCTTTTATTAAAGGAACAACTACTGAAGCATCATTTAGGTTCTTGACCATTGGTTCAAGTTGTGCAATCAGTAGTTTTATTTGTCGGTCTTTCTTTTTTTGATTTGAATAAATGTCTGACATCAAATCTTGGAATGACCTTCCTTTAAAAATTTCGTCTTCTATGTTCATTAGATAAACTCCTCTATTCTATGATTGAGTCTGAGGTTTCCTACGTTCAGATAATCAATGTATAGTTCCTTGTATACTAATTTTAGTTTTCCAATTACTTTTGTTATATATTGAGTTTGAACTCCTGTCCTCTCTCTAATAAGTATGTAAAGTGCCTTTTTGTTGTAAGAATACAGGTCTCTTCGTGTTCTAAATAATTCGTTTATTGAATCAGCAATCTTTTGGTCTCTTGGTTTGTCAAACATCTTATATAGATTTGCGTCAATATATCTAACATAGAAATCAAAGAAATCAGACATACTGTCTTTTAGGTTTTGTTCATATACTTCGTTTGTTATATTTCTTGAAGTGTCTATGTACTTTACCTCAGTCTTTTGTTTCATTCTTTGGTAGTTCTGATTATTCTCATTAAACAAGTAGTTTCTAGCTACAACTGTAAAGTATGAGAATGCTCTACCATTTGTTCCATTGAATTTGTCTATCTTCTGATTTAGAAACGCGACTACATTTGCTTTTACGTCATCATATGGTACGTCAAAGTAGTAAGTCTTGTATGTGTGAATTACATTTTCAGATAGTTTATCAAATGGATAATGAATAAACCTGTTATAGATTTTATTCTTTAACTTATCGTCATCACAACCATTATACGCATTTATGGCTATTTCTGTTATCTTTGTAAAATATCTTTTACTCCTCTTCCTTCGTTTCCTCGGCATAATACGTTTCTAATTTTTCAATGACTTCGTATAATTGTTTAAATACTGTTCCTGTCTCATCATCTGCTTCAAACGCACCTTTCGTATCTAACTCTTTCATTTTTTGCATAGAATCATCAATTCTACCTGCTATGTTTGCTATCATCTCTTCCTGTTCTTCAATCACATCCTCAGTCGCTTCATTCTTTCTAAGAAGGTTCCAAGTTGTAAATCCTAATACAACGGTTGATAATGATAGTACACTGATTACTATTATTTCTGTCATAATGTTTATTAATCTTCTACTATATCTTTAAACGCGTCAAATACATTTACTTTAGTTTCTGTACTTGTGAATGCGTTACTTAACTTAGATTGGGTTGACGGTCTTCCATTTGGATTACGAGTTCCTTTTGATTTGTCAGAACTTTTTTTCCATCTTTGGAATTCAAACTTAGATGCCATCATATCTGCTTGATGTAAGATATGTGGTAACATTGTTTTCAAAACTTTGTCTTTATTAAACTGTCTCAAGTACTCTCTACTTGATTCATCATAAACCCCATCTGTTAATCTAATACCTAAGAATTCCTCTTCAGTTAATTTAATTCCAAAGTGTATAAGGTGAAAGAAAGTTCTATCGTGTGTATCCATATAATGGTTACTTGGATTTAACTTATACATTTTACCTTGATTCTTTCTATGCCATTCTGAATCATTTTTTAGATAGTGGTCTGCGTCAACAGAACCCAACTTACCTAAGTCGTGATGTATAGCTGAAAAGATTACGGATTCTTTAGATATCTCACCTTCCTCTATCATACCTAATTCCAAGTACATATCATATAACTTAAGTGCGTTTCTTGTCACTCTAAGTACATGGTCGATGTATCCGCCAGGAAATGAATTGTGGAAGTGTTCAAATGATGACGCAGGTGTGTAGATAATTCTATCTTCAAAGTGGTCATACATTTTGTTTAGTTTTTCTAATCTCTCACCTGTAAAGGATTTGTTGATTAGTTTTCGGAACTTTTCATAATTACTTTTAAGTTCCTCTGCTGTAAAGAAATTTGTCATTTTATATTATTTTATCTATTATTCCTAATTCAAGTGCTTTGTCAGAAGACATGAAGTAATCTGTTGAAGAAATATTTTCCCAATACTCTTGGTCCTTCTTACTGTGTTCTGCCATCAACACGTTACACTCTTTTTCTAACTCCTCACTAAATTTAGCGTTAGATTTAACATCACTCAATTTACCTACTACTATTGTAGACAATTGGTGTACCATAATCTTAGAGTGTTTAGAAACCATTCGGGTTCCTGTAGCACAAGTCAACAAGAGTGCTGCTGCTGACATTGCTCCACCTCTTACTATTACATTAAACTTGACACCATACTTTTCTTGAGATTTCATAAAATCGATTAACCCAAGTGTTTCTATAACATCACCACCTGGCGAATTCAATAAGATATTAAATGTCTTAATGTCTTCTCCTGCTAAATTGTTTAGTAATCTCGTTTTAGCTATAATATCAAATGTAAGTCCTGATTGTATTTCACCTTCAATGATAATCACGTTATCTTTAGTGTCAATACCATAATCAAACTGTCTGAAGTATTTTCTATCCAAATCGTTCTCCGTTGATTCTGACTTCTGTATTCTCTCTGCTTTGTCTAACTCGTTCTCTAAGTTTTCTTCGTTAAACTCTTCGCCGTATAGTGTTTCACTCATAGTTTAATTTAATTTGTTACTAATATACAAATAATTTTTGTAATTACCAAATGTTTTGTTGAGTTTATATTTTTCTTCCGTAAACGTGTTTGGGTATTGGTTTAGATTTGGGTTCGTTAGCTACCTGTTCTTCACCATAAAGAATTCTTTTATTTTCTTCAGGTGGTGCAAATCCTCTCGCTTCATCAGGTAACTTAAACCCTCTTACCCTGTCTTCTTCTTTGTCTTGTGGGACTTCCAAAACTTCTTCCACTTCTTCCTCTTGGTCTTCCTCTCCACTTGTTCCCAATGGTTCTTCGCGTTGAGATACCTCGTCCCCATCGTTCTCAGACAAAACAGGAGTGCTATTATTGATATCCCTATCATCGATGCTATCAGTATCGTTGCTATCAACATCATTATCTCCGTGGTTTCCATTCTTATTCCTTCCAATTAATTTATTTAATGCAATGACCATCGCAATTGCTAATGGGTCAAATACAAATACTATTAACAGTGTAAACCAATTTACAATTATATTCATAGGTTTACCTGTTAGTTCTGCCATATATCTTAATGGTCCTATTTCCGCTGCAACTTCGTTGTTAGATTCCAAGTCTAATACTTGTAAATCAAGTTTCGTTATTGAGTCTGTTAATTGTTCTATCTTAACGTTTATCTCTGACCTTGATTGAACCGCAGTCTCTAACTCTCTTGTTAATAATTTTCTTGTTGAGGATGATTGAGTTGTAATTATTCTACCTAAAGTATCTGTATACTGTATCTTATTATTAGAGATACCATTTCTTAAATCAAGAATGGATTCTGTTAGGTTACTTTTTTCAGTATTGAAATAATCAAGTTGTTCTTGAAATCTATCTTTCTTCAACTCAATAACATTCACTTTCTTTTCCATAACTCCTAATTGGTCTGCAGTTGTTTGGTATGCTGATGTTAAGAATCCATAGATACCTAATGATGTAATCACCATTAGTACAACAACAGCAAGTGATAGATACCATTTCATCCAACCTGCGTTTTTCCAATTGTTATGTAGGTATGAAGCAGTCACAAGTTTTGCGACTTCTAATGCTGCTGCCATAATGATGACTTCAAACTTTGCACCTGCGAATAAAGAACTTAATCCAAATACTGAATAATATGCTGCTGCACCTGCTACCGAGAAGGTACTTAAAATCATCAATAAGATAAAACCATTTGACCTGTTAAAAATATTTTTCATTTTTTTTCCTAAAAATTGGTTTTATTAACTTTTAAAATTGTACTTATACTAAAACACCAAGTGCTTAAGTATTACTTAAAAGCTTAGTTAACTTAGTGTTATTCTGTAGTATAAATATCAATAAGAAAATTAATTAAATAAATAAAACCAAGCTATCCCCCAACTATGCCCTTTCCGTGTCTACCATAAATGGAAAGATATTTCTGAACAGTTAGTTCTTTTTTCTTAGCTTCAACAACAATATCAAGGTCGTGACCATATGTGTTGATTTCAGAATATATAAAATCAGAGTGAGCTTGTGGTTTTGCAGATTCATCTTCAAGAGTTCTTGACTCAGAGTAATGTACAATAGGTTTGATATCACCCCAAGTAGACATAGCAAGTTCTAATGCTTCTTGTTCGGTCAGACCACCTGTATTGAATGTATGGTGATGATAATCGAACACAATAGGAATACCAATTCTTTCGTGTATATACATTAAGTCTTTTACTGAGTACATACTACCCTTGTCATCGTTTTCTACAGTCAATCGAGTTTGTACAGACTCGGGTAACTTCTCAAAGTTCTTACAGAATCTATCCATCGCAGATTGTTTGTCACCATAGACACCATTACAGTGAATATTGATTTTGTTGTAAGGAGTTCTACTAAGACCCATCAAGTCAAATATCTCACCGTGTATAGAAAGGTCCGTAATCGTGTTCTGAACGACTTTCTCGTTTGGTGATACAAGAACATTGAAAGGGCCAGGATGTGACGTTATACGTTGTCCATACTTATCAGCAAGATTACCTGCGCCATTCAGTAGAATAGAAATTTTACGATAGTCAGGCATTGAACTGAGTGGGAACTCCGATGACCAAGGGATGAGGTTGGAAGTCATACGAAATAATTTGAATCCGTTTTTGTGATTCCACTTGATAACCTCAATCAAGTCTCGTGTATTCTGTAGAGCGAGTTCTGAAGAATACTTTACACCTTCACTAAGGAAGGTTCGTTTAATCATACCACGGTTTGTGGTAACCTTGGGTTTCTGAGAACCCAATGTCATGTTAATACATGCGTAACCTAAGTTTGTCATTTTTTACTATTTAATCTATTACTAATATAC